ATAATTTCCTGTTCCAGATCTTTTATCATTTCATGGGGTATTGTGTATCTTAACTTATATCCAAGTTTAAAATGTTTTTTATATAGATCCCAGGTATCTTTCAATGTAATAAGCTGGTGTGATGAATTCGATTTTAATTTGACAATCAGTCCATTTTGTTTTAAAAAATCTTTTAATGTATATAAATCAAATAATGTATTCAACACCCCATCATTAATATACGCTTCGATCTCCGAATATGTTTTCAACGATTTGGTAATGGCTTTCTTTTCTGCATCATTTTCACAAATAAATAATTTGTTTGATTTAATGTACTCCATACAAATAGTGTTCCACTCAAACTCCCTGAAATAATCCACGTAGTTTTCACCTAATAGTGTGCATAAAAAACGAAGAGATTTAAGATTTATTTTACATTTCTTTTCTTTAACCGATAGTGTGGAAATTAAAAATCTGGACTTAATCCCATATTGGTCTAAAACGGCAGGTAAAAACTTATTGTCATTAAGTTTCAACCATTTCTTTTTAGGAAACACTTCACATATGTGCCAGTAAACATTATCATGCCCTTTGATTCCCTTTTTATCTAAATGATAATCAACGAGCATATCATATAGTGGGTTGATAGCTTGGTCTTTTTCGTATTCCTTACCTTCCAGATTGATTTTTAACTCCTTAACAATTGATTTATAAATTTCACTAATTGTTCTTTTATATTTTACACCCCAAAAATTATATCTTTTCTCTCCACCATAAAAACCTCTTTGAGTAATTTCAATTAACATATCAAAATTATTCTTTTTTACTTTTGCGGTGTTTTGATATAGTTTATGTGTGTTGTCTTTTTTATTGACCAATCGATATATAACAGTAAAATCTCCAGTATTTTTGTTTATGGTTAGGCCATGTTCGTAGGTTAGATAGTTCATTCTACCAAGACGAAGATACTCAACATAAAATTCTGATGTAAAGATTAAGAAATCATCATCAGCTGCTAATTTTAATTTAGCTTCGCTTCGTAATGGTTTGTTTTTTTCATACTTCTCTTGTTCATAATAATGTAAAATTTCCATCTATATAAGGGTTTACCTAAAATATAGACGAAAAAATTATATTATTAAACCCTAAAATTCTCGTTCATTGTCAAAGAGCATTCGGTATATAGCGTCTTGTTCCCTTTCTTTTATTTCAATTGTTTTACCGTTTATAACCAATGGTATTTTTTCTTTACCGGTTGATTTGATTGACCCACGATATGTTTCAATTCTATGTTTAAGTTTTTCAATGATCACTTCAAATCGTTCTGGTGGTTTTGCGTTACAATAATATTTGGCTTGAACCATTTTCTTTTGTAAATCGAATTCACAAGTTACTCTCTCATGACCTTCACTAGATTTCTCTCTGATTGATATAATAATACTATTATCTCTATCAGCATATGTTGCAACACAATGATGCATGTGCGCACCTTCTTCAGTATATTCTGAATCGCTCTTAAGGATAACCGGATAAAAATCCTCACCATCTATAAGATTAACCATTGATGGTTTAATAACGCTCTCAACATGTTTAATTAACTTATTGTCAAATGTGTATTGAATAGTATATCCTTTCTTTATTGATCTATCAATCTTGGATAATTCTAGGTGTTCATGATGAAAATCCATAAGTCCATTGCATTTGATTTCCATTTCAGGGATATGAACCCTGATCTTCGTTATTAAATCTAAATGATCATTAAACTGTCTGATTTGATGTTTTATTGTTTGTGAATCATTCATTGCTGGTGATGAAATATTTATATCATTAAAAAACTCATTAATTAATTTTAATAATACCGATCTTTCTGAATCTCTGATATCATATTCAAATTTATCATTTAAAATGGAGTACATTGATTCTATGTGATTTTGATCATCATATAAAATCCAACTATTATCGAAATAGTAAGGAGATAAATTATGAATATACTTGTGTACGTTTGAATACCCAAAATACTTACCAAGCAGCGTCAGTTTACATAAATCTAATTTTGGGTTACTATGAAGTAATTTAATTAATGATTTAGTTTTAAGTCCCATTCTATCTAAAATAGAAACAACTAATTTATTATCATTGTTTTTTAAGTACTTTTTTGTTGGGTACCATCTTAAGATTAGATCCTCATAGTTGTTGGGAACTTTTATTTTATTAACCTGGATAAACAATTTAAGAAACCCTTTGTATGCGAAATCAGTAATAGTTTTAGGGTCTACAAAATAACGTGAGTCTAGTTGTTGTGTTTTTGACGAAATGGTATGAAATAATATCTTGTTAAATTCAGAATCAACAAATTGATTCAAGAATAACTCATTGATTTTGTCTGTGCGTCTAGGTTTAGATGTGGGGTTAAGAAACGAAAAATCATAAGTACACGCATTGGTTTCTTTTAAAAACTCCTTTAATATTTCTTGTAGATAAATAAAACTATTTTGTCTAATTTTCATTATATTCTTATCGCCACGGTATATAATAATATTACCTGTTTTTAAGTTCATGGTAACACCCATAGAATAAGTGCTCTTTCTAAAATATTTACAATTTAAATCTCGATACTTTTCAAAACGGCAAAATCTAATAGATATTTTTTCATCAGACATACTGATGTTCCTCTCAAGTATTGTTGTTTTGACCTTAGCAAATGGGTCACCATAATATTTTTTTAATTTAGTTTCATCTTGTGTGTAGAACGTGCCGAGCCAATATAATTGAACCTTATCATCAGGTAAATCATCATCACAATAAAAAAACTTGGTATTTTTCTTTTTACTTCCTTTTTTATTATGTAAAAACAATGTATCAGGAGTGGAAACCCGTTTTGATGTTATTGTTTCATCTAAAAAGAGAAATAGATCATCAATACCCGTTGTTTCTAATTGAATTGACGCCACTTTTTCTTTCTCCGGTCTAGATGATAAGGTGGAATAATCCCTATATAATGTGATTTCAAAGAAGTTAAATCTTTGTTTTAAGATGTTATTTACCATAGTATTTTAAATTATTAACAAATATATAATAGTTTTCCGAATAATTATAAAAAATAAAGAATAATTTTATGGCAAAAGCAAAAGGAAGTTCTTCTGCAATGAAGATATCATTTGGTAAAAAAACAAGAGGTAAAGCTCGTAAATGTTACGGACCAAAGGATCAAAAACCAAAGAAATATAGAGGTCAGGGACGTTAATCTAATCGACCAGCACCTTTATATCCACTAAGATAACGGGGTTCAAGTAAGCTACTTACTTTGACCCCTTCATCTTTATTTGCTGAGTGAACAAACATATCCATACCTAAGTAAACTCCGCAATGCCAACCGCTTGGGCTTTGCTTACTTCTAAAGAAGACAATATCACCAACCATTAATGAATCTTTAGGTATTCTTTTGGTTTCTTTCCACTGAGCAGCACAGTTTTCACCTAATTTCCTACCATATACCTCCCAGTATAATTTCTTACTGAACTGGGAGCAGTCAATACCTTTCATTGTAGATCCGCCTAAACGATACTTGACACCATACCATCTCATTACAAACGAAGACAATGGAGTCATTTCTACATTGTTTTCTTTATTGTAAGTGACATAATCTGAAAACTGATTTTGTGCGTTGGATGAATAATAAGTTAATCCTAACAATAGTGTTAACGTAACCGATAATAAATTAGTTTTATTTTGTCTCATAATATTGATAATAAATAATATGACAGTTTGTAGCCAGCAAATGCACCCAAGGCCGATGGTATTGGAAATACAATTAACTTACCCAAATCTGTTACATATTTTGGTCTATTAACTATTTTACCCATAAAGAAGTAATAAGTTAAATAACCGATTAATACTGCGATGTCCGTTCTAGTTGCTATAAAGACAACTAAGGTTGCACCGATAAACCCAAATGTAAAATTATCTCTAACACCTTCCCAGATTTCTAACCATGTGGCATTTTTCCATTCTTTGTATATTTTTTGTGTTTGTTTTCTCATTTAATTTACTAACGGTATTTTTATGTTTATAGTAATACCTGCTCTACCTGCTGATATATCATATGTGTTCTGTCGGTTATCATTTATCCATCCATACTTATTAAATCTGAATATGATTACCAATTTACCTTCAAAAACGGCATAAATTGCATTATCCGCATAATCTATTGATGGGTGTATAATGTGGCCTAATTTCCAAGACTCTCTGAATTCTTCTTCTAATTCATCGGGTGTAATGTGAATGAACATATTAATTACTTAATGGTGCTTTTATTGCTGGGTGTGATTGATAATTTTCCAATATTACATCATGATCTCCAAATGAAAATATACCATCTCTAACATGTACTGTTGGTAGATTGAATGGTTCTCTTTTTATTTGTTCCTTAGCTTGTTCAATATGGTTTGAATATAAATGCACATCACCTAAATTACCAATTAATTCATCGGGAACCATATTCATTTCATCCGCAATCATTTTTAATAATAAACCATAAGACGCTATGTTGAACGGTAACCCTAAGAATGTATCAACTGAACGTTGGTTCCACATTAGTGAGATTGCCCTTTTAGGAATATTGTATACTTGTAATTCTTCTCTTAATCCACCACCGAATGGAACAATGTCATCAACCATCAATTGAAACTTCTCTTCTCCTACTTTTTTCTTTAATAAATCCCACATCTCTTCTCCCGTTAATTTTCTAGTGTATACTTGAAACCCATAATGACAAGGCGGAAGAACCATATGTTCTAACTCACCAACATTCCAAGCACTTACCATCAATCGTCTTGAGTCTGGGTTTGTTTTAAGTTCATCAATTAAGTTTTGAATTTGGTCAATTGTTTTATCACCCTCAACATATGTATCGTTTCCAGTTAATGGATCTTTCAACGTGGTCTTAATTAATGTTTTGGTGTTCCACTGTCTCCACTGTGCACCATATATGGGACCTAACTCACCCCACTCTTCGGCAAATTCGTCATCTGTTTTAATTCTTTCAATGAATTCTTCTTGAGTTAATGGTGTTAAGTCATCAGGATTACTAAACATAATTTCAATATGTGGTTGCATTCCCATTATGTCACCACACATATATCCATCAATAAGTTCAGTTACTTCTTTAGTGTAGTTCTTGTAAGCATCACCATTCCAAATGTTACATCCGTTCATAACTAGATACTTGATGTTGGTGCTCCCACTTAAAAACCAAATTAACTCGGTCACCATTGTCTTCCAAGCCATCTTCTTAGTTGTAAGTAATGGGAACCCTTGTGACATTCTATGCCGAATTTGTCTACCAAATACTGAAATGGTACCTGTACCAGTCCTATCACTTTTTGTGATACCATTATCTAAAATATCTTGTAATAATTCTTGATATTTTGAATCCAATGTATTCATATTTCTCATTCCAGTATTTTTAATGTTTTTTTATTATCTCTTTCAAGCTCATGTGAATAATGTTCTCTCATGCCGACTATTCTATGAAAATCTTTATATGCATCATTATGATAATATTTTAAATAACTAACCCCTGATTCATATTGTGAGATAATACTTTGATAGTGTTGTTCTTGAGAATCAAAAGTACTCTCCTCAATTAATATCTTGGATTCTAACTCACAAATCACATTTTGTAGTGAGTCCTCTTTAGACACAAGAATTGGTTCTGGTACCATATCATGCGGCTTCCTGATTGCTGTTATCACTAACAAGATAATGATAACAACACCACCAGTAATTCTTATTAATAAATCTTTTTTATTTCCCATTTTTGTAATAAATGTTTTTTTGAATTTGTATCCCCATAAAAAAGGTTAACCACCTTAATGAAATTCCGAAAGCGGGTGAAGATACCCCGGTTTCATAAAACTCTTCTTTATTATAGAAAACAATAATGGCAGGAATAAGAAACCAATGATATTTTTTTCGATATATAAAAAAATCGGTATGATATTTTGGTTCTCTATTCGTCATAGTTTCCGGTTGTTCTTCTTAATAAACGATCCACATCATCTTCTTTTTCTTTAAGTTCGATCATACGAATATAATAACAATCAGCATTCGCATTAGAGTTTGCTGTTTTTATATTCTTCTCAAACCATTTACTAAACCATTTACCTTTGTAAGTTAAAACTTGACATCTTTCAGAAAATTCTTCTGCATCTGATTGATCTAGTAAACCTTCACTTACTAATTTGTTCAGTACAATGTCTTTAACCTTGTTGTAATTCTCCATCTCCGCTGTTAGATCCATTTTCTTTTTGTTTTAAGTTTTTTAAACATTTGTATATAACGTGACTTTCCACTATGCTAAATCTATCATTACAACCATCTAAGGCTATTTCTAATAGCTTGATAGCTAGTGTGTTATCCATTTTGTCTAATAGGGAATCCAAGTCCGATTCGTTCTTAAATTCCAATAAATCATTAAAAATTGCTGGCATAGGACAATATTAAGTAAAAAAAATTAAAAAAACAAATACTGTATTTATTATTATGGAATTAAGAGTAAATGGTAATAGTTTTCCAGTCGAAATGCTAACACATCCTGATGATATTCAAAAGGGTATGATGGGTAGGGAAAATCTAGATGGTTGTATGGGATTCAAACTAAAGAAGGGGTTCCATAGTTTCTATATGAAAGACTGTTTAATACCATTGGACATTATATTTGTGTTAAATGGTCGAATTAATAAGATCTTTAGGGACTGTCAGCCTTGCTCTGATGTTGATTGCGCCCATTTTACCGCAGCTGCGGATCATGTGTTTGAATTCCCTTCTGGTACTTGTTCAGACTTTAGTGAGGGAGACACAGCAAATCTTTATTTAGGAACAAAAAATAATCCGGTTTAGGATTTGTTTTTTTCTTTTTTTTACCTATATTTTATAAAGAAAATAATCAAATAAATATTTATATAAAAACATACAACTATGGGATGCGGATGTAAAAAAAAGAATGAAGACCAGCCAGTTCAGGGCCAAACTGAACCAACACCACCACCAACGCCGGAGGTTCAACAAGAACAAGTTATCCAAGTGGCGGTAGCTCTTCGAGAAATGATTGAAAATAAAGAACTTTAAGATTGATTATAGCGGATACTTTGTGTCCGTTATTTTTTACTCTTAGAGTATATAAGAATATATATTTTTAAATATGAAAGGAAACACTAAATTAACAAGTGTAACCGTCTTAGATGACGTTTACAAAAAATTCAAAGTCAAAATTATTGACGGTAGTATTAATTTTCAGAAACTGGTAAACAGATCTATGGATTTATACAATAAGAGCGAGGACTTCAGAAAACAAGTTGATAATCACGAGAGTCTAGCTTCGACAGGATCAAAGTTTTAAATTAATGAAAAAAAAGATTTTATTATTATCTGATGATTTAAGAATGACATCTGGAATCGCAACTATGTCAAAGGAAATTGTTATGGGAACAATTGATAAGTATGATTGGATACAACTAGGCGCAGCAATATCACATCCAGAGATTGGAAAAATTGTTGATGTTAATGATGATATCAGAAAGAGAACAGGTGTTGAAGACGCTAATCTTAAGATAATTCCATACAATGGTTATGGTGATATTAACATCCTTAGAAAGTTAATAAATGAAGAAAAGCCAGATGCTATCTTACACTTCACCGATCCGCATTATTGGCAATGGTTATATGATAATGAACATGAGATCAGACAACACACACCAATATTATATTATCACATATGGGATGATTTACCAGACCCACAATACAATAGAGATGTTTTTGAATCTTGTGATTGGTTAGGTTGTATATCTAAACAAACATATGGAATTGTACATCGTGTTGGTAAGAGAACTGATAAAGTAACATTCAAACCATTGGAAGATTGGCAGATAAGTTATGTTCCACATGGTATCAATCCAGAAACATTTAAACCACTGGATAAAGTTTCAGATGAAATAAAAAATATTATCTTTGGTGATAAGAAGTATGATTTTGTTTTATTTTTTAACAGTAGAAACATTAGAAGGAAACAACCAAGTGATGTTATCTATTCATTTAAATTGTTTTGTGATCAACTACCAAAAGAAAAAGCAGATAAGTGTTTATTATTAATGCACACAGCCGCTGTTGATGAGAACGGAACAGACTTACCAGCAGTTATCGAAGCTCTTTGTCCATATGATGTTAAGTTCACAGGATTAAAGTTAGAACAAGATAAGTTAAATGAAATATATAACCTAGTTGATTGTACTATCAACATCGCTAACAATGAAGGGTTTGGTTTAACAACAGCAGAATCATTGATGGCTGGTACACCAATTATTGTTAATGTGACTGGTGGCTTACAAGATCAATGTGGATTTGAATATAGTGCAGATGATTATATTTCAGTTGGAACGTTACATAATAAAAAAGTACACAGCTCAATATCACATGGCGAATGGGTAGAACCGATTTGGTCATCAGCTATAAATTTAAATGGATCTGTACCAACCCCATACATTTTTGATGACAGGGTAAACGATGATGATGTTGCAAATGTTATCATGAAGATGTATAAGATAGGTAAGAAAAAAAGAAAAGCAAGAGGTTTGCTAGGTAGAGAGTTTATGATTAACAATCTATCAAATAAAATAATGTGTGATAAAATGTCTGAAGGGATTGAGCAAGCAATCAGTAACTTCAAGCCGAGAAAGAAATTTGATTTATATAAAATTATATGAGAAAACCATTTTTATTATTTAGAGGGCCAGTAAAAACAAGAAGTGGATATGGTGCACACTCAAGAGATTTGCTAGAAGCGTTACATAAGATGGATATGTTTGATATTAAAATAGATAGCTGTTCATGGGGATCAACACCGTTAACCGCGTTGGAGGATGATAACATGTTTCATAAATGGATTGATTCAAATATTGTAACCAATATAAATGTTCAGCCAGATTTTTATGTGCAAGTGACAGTACCTAACGAATTTCAAACATTAGGTAAAATAAACATAGGAGTAACCGCCGGTATTGAAACAACTGTAGCGCCAAAGAATTGGATAGACGGTTGTAACAAGATGGATATGGTTATAACAACATCTGAATTTTCAAAGGATGTTTTATTGTCAACTGTTTATAATGAAAATGATAATGTTACTGGTAAACTAATAAAACAATATAGAATTGAAAAACCATTGTTAGTATTGTTTGAGGGTGTTGACACATCTATATACAATAACGAGTATACTGGAATCGACCTAGACATAAAAGAAGATTTTGCTTATCTGTTTGTTGGTCATTGGTTGAAAGGAGATACTGGTCAAGACAGAAAAGATGTGGGGATGTTGATTAGATGTTTTACAGAAGCATTTAAAGATCAAGAAGATCAACCAGCACTTGTTTTAAAGACATCTGCGGCCTCTTTCTCTATTAAACAAAGGGAAGAGTTCAGAAAGAAAATTGAAGGCCTTGTTGGTCAAATTGATAACCCACCTTCGATATACCTTTTGTTCGGTGATTTAAGTAACAAAGAGATGAACGAGCTTTATAATCATCCAAAAATAAAAGCTATGGTTACTCTCACCAAGGGTGAGGGATTTGGTAGACCTCTACTAGAATTTACAATGACAGGTAAACCCGTTATTGCATCTAATTGGTCTGGGCATAAAGATTTTTTACCAATGGATAAAGCTATTATGATTGGTGGTAAACTTACGGATGTAGATCAAAGTGCTATTGACGATTTTATTATTAAAGGGTCTAAATGGTTCACAGCAAATTATAATGAAGTTGCAGAGGTTTTAAAATTGGTTAAAATAGATTATGAAAAGTTTTTATCTAAATCAGAAACATTAAGAATTGAAAACAAAGAAAAGTTTTCTATGGAAAAAATGATGGAAAAGTTTAGATCGTTTATCCCAGATGAGGCCAAAGAAGAACCAATACAAAAGCAATTAAATTTACCTAAATTAAATAAAATAAAGTAGTATGCCAAAAAGGAAAAGAGAATCAATATTTTTAACTACACCTACCCCGCAATCATCTTCTTTCACAATTGCTGACGCAAAGTATATTGATACATGTGAATGGTGTTTTCAATTCGATGATGACCAACCGATAGTATTTGCAAAAGGGTCAAAAAAAGAGTTTGCATCTGAACCTAAAATAAGTTTTACCTTAACAAATAGAACAGATAGTACCATGACTTTTTTTGATGATAAAACAAAAAAGAAATTAAAGATCTTCACAAGAGAAAAGGCCATTTAATATGAAAATTTTAGTAACAGGCGGGGCTGGGTTTATTGGTACTAATTTAATTAAAAGATTGGTATCTGAGAAACATGATGTTGTTTCACTGGACAATTATGATAGTGGGTCGGTGTCTAACCATATTGATGGGTGTAACTATCATAGTGGCGATATTGAAAGTATATCACTTATGGATAAAGATTTTGATTTAATTTATCATTTGGCTGCGCTTAGTAGAATACAACCATCATTTGAAAATCCATCAGAGTTCTTTAGAGTAAATGTAATTGGTACTGAGGCTGTATGTGAGTGGGCTAGAAAATTGAATATAAGAGTTGTATACAGTGGGTCATCTTCAAGATGGCACGACCCGTTTCAATCACCTTATGCTATGTATAAGAAGTTAGGTGAGGATGTGTGTAAGATGTATAAGAAAGTATTTGGTAGTAAAATTGAAATTACTCGCTTCTACAATGTTTATGGGCCCAATGAAATAACTGAAGGCAAATGGGCAGCAGTCATTGGTTTATGGAGAGGTCAGGTTAAAAAAAATCACCCTATTACAATTGTGGGTGATGGTAAACAACGTAGAGATTTTACACACGTTGATGATATTGTTGATGGGTTAATTAGGATAGGTTTTTCAAATGAAGAACATGAGGATGCGTGGGAATTGGGTACTGGTTTTAATTATTCCTTAAATGAAGTGGCCTATATGTTTGAACAAAGGTTTAATGCAGTAAAAGTATATATGGCTGAGCAAAAAGGGAATTATAGAGAGACTAAACGTGAAAACAACGACGCGTTAAATAGACTAGGATGGTCACCTAAAGACAGACTTAAAAATTATATAGATACTTTATGAAAATAAGCTTCGCCATTACAGTATGTAATGAACTAGAGGAGATAAAAAGATTAGTTCCATTTATACTTGAGCACAAAGGAATTCAGGATGAAATTGTTATTTTATTTGACGATAAAAATGGTAACAAAGAGGTACTAGATTTTCTTTTACCTTTTAATATTAAACCCAACGTACAAGTATGGAGAGGTTTAGATTGGGATAACAACTTTGCCGATTGGAAGAATAAGTTAAACGAGTATTGTACAGGAGATTATATATTTCAGTTAGATGCTGATGAAATGGTTACTGAGTTTTTAATTAAAAATGTAAGTCAAGTAATTCAAGAAAATAATGAGGTTGATCTTTTTTATCTAGCAAGGGTTAATACTGTTGATGGTATAACCATGGAACATATTAATAAGTGGAGATGGAATTTGGATAAAGAAGGTAGAATTAATTTTCCAGATTATCAAGGTAGGATCTATAAGTCTAATCTTAAATGGGAGGGTAAAGTTCATGAAAAAATAACAGGAGTCAAATATTATGCAGTACTACCGTTAGAGGAAGAATATTGTTTGATACATCATAAATCAATTAATAAACAAGAGAGTCAAAACAATTATTATAACACAATTTAATCAAATGGAAGTATTGGAAAATATCTACAATAAAAGATGTGAAATACCATCAGACATTAATGAACATTTACCAACATTAAAAAAATATGCTGAAGAGTGTGATCATATAACCGAAATGGGGGTTAGATGGGTAGTGTCTACTTTCGCGTTTATGATGGGTAAACCTAAAAAATTAATATCAATCGATATTAACCCAGTTGAAAAACATGGTATCCAAACAATAGATTTAATATCATTAGCTAAAACCGCTGGTGTTGAATTTGAATTTGTTTTAGGTGACACAACAGAAATAGAAATTGAAGAAACAGATTTTTTATTTATAGATACCCTACACACATATACTCAACTAAAAAAAGAGTTAGCTTTGCATCCAAGTAAAGTTAAAAAATACATTGGCTTTCATGATACCACAACATTTGCTCAAGTGGGTGAATATAAAGAAGTGGGGTTGTGGCCAGCAATAGAGGAGTTTCTAAGTAGTAATCCTGAATGGGTTATTGCTGAAAAATTTGAAAACAATAATGGTTTAACAATTTTAAAAAAAATATAAATGAACAAACTAATATTAGCAACCGGTAGCAATCTAAACTACCTACACAAGATGACAGGTTATTTGAAGTCTATTGAAGAGAACTCGAATTTCGATTCAAATTATTTAATCTTCTTAGGTGATGATGAAATGAAGATGAAGTATCAAAAAATAACAATAGCAAATGTTTATGAAAAAGATTTGGAAGTTGTACCATCAAACTATTGTATACAACATGGTGAGTTTTTAAAGTCAAAGTTATTCAATGAATCAACAAATGATGATGATGTTATTTTCTTTACTGATGGCGACATTAAAATACAAAGACCTTTGAGTGAGGATGAAATAAAACAATTTAAAAACTTTAAAGATGATGATGTATATGTGGGTTATAACGAATCACCAACAGACACTTTATATAACGAATCTTTAAGGTTAGGTATAATCAATAGTGAATCAGATTTATTAAAGTATGATCTAAAGAAGATTAAGGTTTATAATACCGGTGTACTAGCAATGAATAAGAAAACATGGTTAAAATTAATGAATCAATTCATTGAGTTGTATCCGTTAGTTAATAATACTTTTCACCACTATGCTAAACAACAATGGTTATTATCGCTATTGATAAACACCAAGGGCTACAATGTTTATGAGATGCCGTATGATATTCATAATCATCTACATTACCCTAGCCCCGCTGGCACACAACGAGATAATAACGGAACAGTATATTATAATAATAAAAAGGTTTTATTTAAACACAAATGGGATTAAAATGGAAAAAGAAATTAAATTAATTAGGTCATTAGAAATTGACAAAATAACTGAAAAAGAATTAGAGGACTTCTTACCTAAATTAGGAATGAATGATGAGTGCCTAAGGGAAATGCCTGAAGAGTTATCAGAATACTATGGTAAAGGTCTTAAGTTTTGGCAATATCCAAATCAATTTAGTAAGTATCTTAAACAACTTTCTAAATATGAAATTAACTCTTACTTAGAAATTGGTTGTAGATGGGGTGGAACATTCATTATCACAAATGAAATATTAAAATTAAAAAATCAAGATGTTAAATCATATGCATGTGATTTGATACCGATATGTGGTGTGCTAACTGAATATAAAAATTATTCTGACTTCACATATGTTCACGAATCAAGTTTTGGTTTAACTAAGAGTCACGTGGGTGATCAGATTGATTTGATTTTAATCGACGCCGAACATTCATACGATGCAGTTAAAAAAGACTTAGAGGTTGCTAAACAATTCAATCCAAAGTATGTTGTATTCCATGACATAACTAACGATGTGTGTAGGGGCGTAAATCAATTTTGGGAAGAAATAAAAAACGACTATAAACATCATGAGTTCATTGAACAATATGATAGTGTTGTTGGTACATACTTAGGAATCGGATTAATCGAATTATAATATGTATGATTATTTAATTGTTGGGGCGGGATTTTACGGATCTATATGTGCGCATGAGTTAACCAAAGCTGGTAAAAAGGTTTTAGTTATTGACAATAGAGAACATATAGGTGGTAACTGTTACACAAAAAATAGAGACGGAATTAATGTACACGAATATGGTGCACATATATTTCATACATCAAATGAAGAAGTATGGAAATGGATTAATCAATTTGTGACGTTTAACAATTATGTTAATTCACCTGTTGCATATTATCGTGGTAAATTATATTCTTTACCGTTTAATATGTGGACATTCAATCAACTGTGGGGAATTACAACACCTGATGAAGCTAAACAAAAAATAGAAGAGCAATCTGGTGGTATTAGTGAGCCTAAAAACTTAGAAGAACAAGCGATTAAGTTAGTGGGTAAAGATGTTTATGAAAAATTAATTAAGGGGTATACAGAAAAGCAATGGAGAAAGCCATGTGATCAACTACCTAAGGAAATTATTAAACGATTACCAGTTAGATTTACATATAACAACAACTACTTTAATGACAAATATCAAGGTATTCCTATTGGTGGTTACACACAGGTGTTTGAAAAACTATTAGATGGTGTTGATGTTAAATTAAATTGTGATTATTTCAAGGATGAATTACCAGAACATGATAAGGTTATATATACCGGGCCAATTGATATGTTCTTTGATTACAAATATGGTGAACTAGAATATAAAACAACAAAATTCGACCATATTCATTTTACTGATAAATCAAACTATCAAGGTAATGCTGTTGTTAATTTTACCGATAAAGAAATACCATATATAAGAATAATAGAACATAAACACTTTGAATTTGCTGACACACCAACGACCTGGATTACAATTGAATATCCAACAGAATATAAGGCCGGTGTAACTGAACCTTATTATCCGGTAAATGATGTTGAGAATAATAAAAAATATCAGCAATATAAATTAGAATCAGATAAGTTTGAAAATATACATTTTGGTGGTAGATTAGCAGAATACAAATACTATGATATGCATCAGGTAATTGAGTCGGCATTAAATTATATAAAAAAAGAGATATGAATATAACATTTGTTTTAGCCGTTTATAATAAATTAGATTTAACAAAGGAATGTTATAAACGTCTTCGTGATGTTTACCCAACAGCACCTTTAGTGATTAGTAGTGGTGGGTCAAGTGATGGAACAAAAGAATGGTTGGCGTCATTAGAAGATGATAATTTATCTTATCTACATGATGATGAAAGGTTAACATTCTCTGACACATATAACACCGGAATTAAATTAGTTGATACCGAGAAACTCGTTTTAATACATAACGATATGGTTATTGGTGAAGGATTCCTAGAAGCCATAGAAAGATTATTAGAACCAAATATGTTGTTGTCATATACAACTATTGAACCACCAATATTCAGAGGTCACCAGAGACCAGGTAAAGTATTATTGGATCTTGGTAGTGGGTTTGATAATTTTGACGATTTTAATTTTAATAGCTATGTTAAACAATGGAATCAAAACGATAAATTATATGATGGCGCGGTATTTTTTATGTCTGGATATAAAAAGATGTTTGAAGATGTTGGTTTCTTTGATGGTTTTAGTTTTTTTCCGTGCTTCTGTGAAGATGATGATTTTTTAATCAGAGCAAAATTAAAAGGTTATAACTTAAAGACTTGTGAATCAGCCATAACATATCATTTTGTTTCTCAAACATCTAGATTCGGTGATGATTTCAAAAAAGATAGAGGATTGTATGAGGTTTGTTCAATTAGAAACTTTGTTAGAAAATGGGGAATACCATACACAGCGTTTAATGAAATGAGATATTGGGAGGAAAAGGATTTTAAATACAAAACCTTTAATATGGGGTTAACAACCAGGAGCAGATCTTATTTAATGAGATTGGAACCATTCTTCGATAAAATCAATTTAGGAGCCATTCCTGAGGACTATATAGAGAATGAACAGAAGAATACCAAATATGATTTAAGATCAAAATTTACCCTTACAGAAGACGTTGATGTGATGATTTATGAAACTAACCCATTTGATGAAGAGGATCTAGAAACACTTAAGAAATTAAGGCTCTCAATTCCTTATTATGAACCAGGGGAATACCAAATAGGTAATATGTTGATAGAAATAAAAAAGGAGCTTAATTAGCTCCTTCTTTTTTAACTTCCTTTTTGATCAGTTTAAATAGTACCTGATACTTGTCTTTCGTTTTACCCGCATCCTTTAAATCTTCTTTGGTAATTTCAGGATATTCAATTTCAATTTCTTGATTTAAAAGCACACCATATTCATTATCAAATTCAATGTATTGAGGGTTAATAACTTTACCAGTTACGTTACCTTCATCATCCTTAACTTCATTGTACATTTTTACTAAGACACCACCATTACCATCTTCTTCTCCATACTTTTTGATTAATTCATCTCTTAATGTCTCAACCTTAGTTCTCTCACTTTTAAGTTCCGTTGAAAAGTCACTCAATTCGTATTTCAAAATGATTGAAAGGTTTTGTTTACTGAACCCCTCAAACACTTGTTCTCCGGTTTGTGGTTCGATATACCCGTTAATTTCGCTTTCTAATTGTAAAACATCTCCTAGTTTTAAAGTAATTTTGTCCATAAATTTTTATTTTTCTTTTATAATATATATTTTATTTTTAAAAAAGTCAACCCTACAGAACTGTAAATATTGCATAAGTTATCATCATTGATATCCAAATTATTAATGCTTTTAGATATGTTAGAAACCCAGTATGAAAATACCTTTGGCCAATAGGTAAGCACTTATGTGATGGTGAAATAAGGTATGCTGAATATTCTAAGGTAAAGAATAAAACAAAATAATGCATCCCAAATACACTCGTTAATAAACTAACAATTCCAGCATATTTTGCTGAAGAACCTAATAGAAATGAGGCTAAAAACCCTAACACAGAGACAATCAATATGTTAGATGGTGCGTTGTATTGTTTTATTATTGCTTCTATCTGTGTATAATAAGATCCAACAAGGTTACCAAGAATAATAACAAAAGCAACAATCCATATTAGTTCCCAGTCGATATAGCCCAATATTTTACTCCAACTTTTAGAGTAATATACTAACCATATTGTGAATCCTGTGAAGAAACCAAAATAGTATTCAGTAAAAAACACACACATTAATATGGTTACTAAAAATGGTATAACCACCATCGTTATGTTTTGCATATTAATTGGTTCATCTTTAACTTCGATATCTATTTCATCATCTTTTAATGATAAGATATAATAAGTAATATATAACGCTGAGATTAAAAGCAATGGCCAGATATATGACATGAATTGCATATAGGTTAAACTTAACACAGCCATTGGAATAATAACAGTTTTCTCTAAAGGTGACCATAGATAATAGTGATGTGTTGCTAGATAGTCGATGATGCCAAACTTCTTACGTTTCTTATTATCAACCGGTGCAATACTATTCAACATAGACGCCGATAACGCAACGCGACCAGGGATCGGTAAGATCCCACCAAATAGTGATACTAAGAATACCACCATTCTCTTTGACTTAACTTTTTGTTCAAGTAGTCTGAAGATGTCCATAAGGTATCCTCTTTCTTTGAGGATACCTGTTACGAACATAATGAATATTAAATAGACAAGGAATACTTGACCGTTGATTAGAATCTCCATGCGAATATAATTGTGGTTCTTGATTGTTTTGCGTCTTGATTTAAACCTGGCATATGCTCAATGTTTAAATAACCCTTATTGTTGAAACGATATTGTACAAGTGGTCCAATATACCATTCTTTAGATCCACCTTCGAAGTCATTATATCTAAACATATGTGACACACCTAATGTTAAATCATTATTGATTATGTTTCCATATGATGCGGTATATGCGTATTCTCTTTCTTGTTCTTCTTTGGTTCCAGCTAAGTTACCCTCGTAAATTGCATTAAACCCCCAAATACCATTCTTACCAATTCTATCACCTAATAATAATTTTGGTTCAATACCCCAACGACCATCTAACATTTTGGTTTCGAAGTATAGTGTTGGGTTACCCCACACTTTACCCCAGTCGGCAAGAGCATAACGAAACTCCCAAGAGAATCCTCTCCATTTGAATTCCTTGTCACCATCTTCACCGTCATAAACTGTGTGAGAATAAAGATCTAATTGAAGTCTGTTACCTAAACCGAATGTGAATTCATCTCTCATTCTAATTTGTGCCGGTCCGTTTCTTCTTTGTCTGATGTCAAACCACTTCTCGTACATTGCGGTACCTGGTGGGTTCATCACATAAACTCTAGTGGATGCAAACATTCTCATTGTTGTCCAAAGTGGTTGACCATAAGGACCTACCTTGGTCATTAAAGGTACCTTCTTTGCTGTAACAACAATTTCTTGTAATTGATTAGGGACTGTGTCCGTTTGAACTTTTAAGGATTGTTCTGAACCTTTCTGAATTGCACTACTACTGTATTGTCCAAATGACATAGTGGTAGTAAACAATAGTGCTAACATTAGCGATAGCATTGTGATTGTTTTTCTCATTTTGTTTTTGTTTAAGAAAAGTTTATAAAATTGCGGGGAGGAAGAGATTCGGACTCTCGATTGAATGTTAAGTCCAATAGCAGCTTCGGAGGCTGTCGGTTTAAACCACTCACCCACCTCCCCTTAAATTTATTATTAATATAAACAAAAAATATCTGATAATCAACTATCTTTCAATTAGAAATACTCCTAATCCATTCCAAAAATCTTTTGAGTCTTCACCAGATGTATATAACTCCTTATGATGGGTTATCATTAAGTTGTTATCTTCAATAAATTTATCGAAGGCCCCACTGTTCCAATTCCAATCATCCATAATTACTATGGTTTCTTTGGAGAAAATTGGTAGCATGTTTGTTAATGCAACATATTGATCATGATACTTTGTTTCACCATCATAAAAAATAATATCAACATATGGTAGCGTTTTAAAATCAAATGTTTGGTAATCAGTTTTGTATACCGATATGTTATTCACATTACCAAATCGTTTTACATTATGTAAAAATTCTTCTTGTGGTAAAATATCTATATTGTGTTTGTAGTAGTTACCTAACTTCTGACTAACACCCTTTGGTGTTAAATTAGGTGACATAAAATTATCAATTGCAATTGATTTAATATCATTACCATATATCGCAGAACAAAATGTGGCACCCCTGAACACACCAACCTCAAGATAAGTTGCGTTATCCAGACTACATATGTTATTAAGAAATGATCTCACTTTATTACTTGTAATCCCATGAATATCTAAAATGTCTTGTGTTAATTTAGATACCTCTAGTTTACCCCATTCAATTGAATCCTCAATATGTTTAACTAAGTCCATATGATTTCTTTTTGTGGTCAGCAACTACATCACAATAGTTACAATCCCAACATTGAAATTTACATTTCTTTATTTTATTTCTCCAACCTTTTAATTCTTCATGTGGAATACCATCAAGATAAAGATTCGATGTTTCAGATAAAATTTCATTACCTGCAACATATGAATCCACAATCTCTATTGTTTCATTTAAACGATTAAAGCTATCTCTACCATGCATTTTAAAGACATCAATATATTCTAATAACTCATCAAACTCTTCTTTAAATGGTGGTATTGTTGCGGCTTTAAAAAAGAATGCATTGATCTCTTTTTCCCATTTGTATTCACATGTTACTTTAGATATCTCATGATGAAAATATGGTAACTCATTAGGTTGTCTAAGGTTATTATATGAATAGTGTTCATCCATTACTGGGCATCTACCTAGACAACCTTCATTAACTAAAAGTGATAGTTTAACATATCTACCCTTCTCTTCGTAATATTTTAATTGAGCTCGCTTAATGTTTTTAAGCTCCTCAATATCTCTCATTAAAATTCTATCAAGATTAATATAATCAAATCCTTGATCAGCATTATACCAAAAGTCTTGTCCGGTTGCTACTTTTCTTAATATGGTATTTTTAATTTCCATTTCTGGAAAATGTTTCTTTAATCCCATTGCAACCCAATGACCATGAGGAATGGTTATACACCTTAATCCCTTTTCATATAATGGTTTTAAATTATCAACAAACAATTTATAGTTCTCATATTTTGGAGAAACATTAATATTATTGAACGTTGCACTAATTCTAATACCTAAAGCCTTTTGTATAATCATTGCGTTTTCAAACACAATGTCTCTATCCTCTTCTCTAAAGATAGCACCCATCGCATCTTGTGTGAAAGGTGGTATTCTACAGGTAAAATAAATGTCATAGATTGATTCCTTGTTCCTTTCCAGGAATGGGTAGAACTCTTTCAAGAATACTTCTTCCGATAGCATCGGATTAAACGGTATTGAAAATATTTTATTTGTCATTTGGTTCCCTCTAAACAACCACCACAAATTCCATTACATTCTGTCTTGTAAAAAACACAATCTAAACATCCTTGTGGTATTGAATAATTTTTATGGTTTTCTATATAAAGTTTATCGAACTCTTCTCTAAGACCTAATATACCATTTTCTCCCGATATTTCCAAAACATTACTGATCTTTACTTTATCTTCTAATGGATAACAATGAATAGAACTACCATCTGGAAATATATCCAATGGCATAAACCCACATATTGTTTCATACTCAGGTATTTTAAACGTAGCAAAGTTTAATGAGTTTTCCATCACAGCCCCTTTTGTTTTACCCTCCCAAAGACATGGTGGGACTTGACAGTCTGAAGTTATTTTAATCTCATTATAACGCCCAAATTTAAGTATTTTGGTCATCTCAACGCCCATCTCTTTATTGTTGATCAGATAGGTACCAGTAAGGTCTAAACCTAGTCTTATGGCGTTTATATTACCATCTAACTCGTGGTATAACCATTTGATATATTCATAAAAATTTCTATCTTTCCAATCACTTGACATTGTTAGTGCCAAATATAATCTTGGGTGGTTATCGAATCCCCATGTGTTAGCATAAGCCTTATAGATTTCTAAATAGTTCTTTTTAAAAACAACCATTCGGTTTTTCTCATTGAGTTCCGCGGCGTTAGGAAAGGCCCATCTAATGTTTTTAATATTATCTATAATATAATCTCTAGTTGTTTTTCCAAAAAGAAAATTACTAACTAGATTTACCTTATAACCTCTAGAGAAAATGTGATCCATTATCCCAATAAAATTAGAATGTTGTGTTGGTTCACCTCCGAGTATTGTGATTTCTTCGTTGGAGTTGTTTAGATGAAAATGGTCGATAACTTTATCGACCATGTTTATATCCATTTCTCCGAGTGTGTGTTTTAGTCTTGCGTCTTCTTTTGTGAAACAAAATGAGCATCCTTTGGCACACGTCCCGTTAATAGCTAAATTCATTAAAAATCCATTTTCAATGTGAGAGGTGTTGTTGGAATATTTTCATCTTCCCTTTGTTGTTTGCTCAATGCAACACCAAATTTTTCGTGCTTAAGTCTGTGGCAATCTGCGATGTTTACACACGCCTTAATTCTTTCTTCTAATAGTTGTTGTTCTAATAATAGATTTGCTAATTTAACATTATATGCTGTAACATTGTTAATTATCTTTTGTACAAATAATGTTTTATCTATATTTCTACCCGCACATAATATATCAATAATTGGAGTTTGATAATCTTGGTCAGCCATCCAACCAAACGCTTCTCTTTTTTGTTCTTCCCAAGTATCTTTTTCTAAGATGGAAGCATCAACCATCAGCTCTTTATATCTTTCAGAAAACCTGTCAGCAACAACTTTTTTCATTACCGCTTTATTAAATAATACACCAGCTAGTTTATCATCATCACTAAGAAAATGTTTTACCTTTTCTGCTTCTGTTTCGCTAGATTCCGCTAACTGAGGAATCTCATCCATGATATTTGAATTTGTTCTAACACTAATATAATCTTTATATATGTCAGCAAAAACAAATCCTTTAGCAATCTCTTCTGGAATAACTATTGCATCGAGTTTATTTAACTCAACTCTCATGTCGTTATATTCATCGGCGATTCTTCCGTAGTTATAGTTTAGATACATACCTATCACTTGAATGTATCCAGGAACATTACCTTGTAGTTTAAAAAGAATATGTGTCATTATAATAATTTTTCTGTTTCTGTTTTATTTGGTTCACTTAATCTTAACTGATTTTTTAATGACTCTTCAATTGTAAAATTGTTTGTTGTTGCTTCTGTCATTAATTGGTTTATATTTTTATCGGTTGAGATAGTGTATGCTGACGCTAATGCTAACACTTGTTTTTGTTGTTCTGGGTCCATCATAAGAATTGAATCTAAGTTACCGGTACCAATTCTACCATATGAAATCATATCTAACATAGCTTGCTTTGCCATACGAACGGTCCAGTATTCGTGTTCATATTTTTCTTCTAATTCTGGATTTCCAAATACATCGATTAATTTCGTTCCGTTAGGTAAAATCGCCTGATCAGATTCCAAGAATTCTTTTATCAAATCAATAAACCCTTGTCTTTCTCTATATGCGTCTTTAAGATTTCTATTAAACTTTCTTAAATCAATCATTTTATCAGCAATGGTTATATTAACCATTTCTTTTCTTTTGGGGTCGGTTATAAATTCTTTACTTTCTTCATCCATTTGGATTTCAAGTTCCATCTTTCTAACAGTATATTCCAAATGTTCTACCGCATCTTCTCTACCTCTTAGCTCTAATAACCACTGTTTTAACCTCGCGTAAGGTGTGATTTGCGCTCCACCCACAAAGTTATATGCTTTATATTTTGGTAATGCAAAAGACATGCTTTCAGAAATTTGCATTAGTTTTTCATCAAATGGGTTATTGATAAAATTAGATCTATCATATTTGTAACCTTGTTCCATAATTAATTTGTTTTCATCTAATATACTTAAAAATATTCATAAAGTCAAATGTTATCTCCAACCACAATGTCCAGATGATGTCCCAGCGTTAACCCGTGGTGCTAATCCCGTAATGGCATTTGAACCTGTGTCGGTTGCGTAAACCATTATCCAAGACGTATTGTTTTGTCCTGTTCCATCATAATTTCCTAACATATATTGCCAGTCTTGTCCTAATGCGAAGTTTTCTTCACCACAGTTGGCATGTGGCTTTGCAACATTACCAAGATTCGTATCCGTAGAATTACTCCATCTTCTTAAGTTGTAACCACCATTATATGACCCCTCGTTACCACAATAACCTTTCCCAACTTTAGATGGTATACCTTTTTGTTGTGCGTGTGCTCCCCATTGTGTTGATGAGCTTGGTGTTTCATTTGAAAAATTAAATTTTATACCCGCAGATGTTGTCCACGCATATCCAAAACTTTCATCATAAAATGCGCCGGCACCATCGTTACCGCTTATTGACGTTACACCAAATCCACTTACATAACTTTCGTTAGATAGGTTAAATTTTTCAATTGTTGTTGATCCACCCGAAATTAAATAGGCAAACTCTGTTTCTTTTTGCATAGTTGCAACGTCACTTCTAGCAATACCTGTGTTAAATTTAGCTTGATGAGCATAGTTTGTATCGTTAAACAAATTAATTGCTGATGTCCGAGTCCCATGAATACTATCTGGACCTTTCCATGCCCCATCATCATTTACTGACCAAATAAACAATATTGTTTTATTACATGCACCAGATGTATATGATGCGGGATAATCTAACAATTCACCGACGTGTGTTGTTTGATTCGTTGAGTTTGTTGTTTTATGTACGTTTCTCCAAGGTGATGAATCTTTATAACCACCAGCCAAATATGTGTATGATAAAACTTGTCTATATTTAAATGCTATTGGAATGGTTTCTTGTGCCGCAATTCTCTCCCATCCGTTATCAATATTTGATACGCCGGTATATAACATTAAAAAGCTACCACTAGTGGATTCTTCCAAATATAAAGAACCAGATAATGGTGAACCAGGTCTGCTTGCTCTAACACCTCTAGGTGGTCTATTAACCACCCTATCTGATGTTAAACTACCACTAACTTCTAAATTCTCGTATATCATAATTTAATTATTTTTTACCCTCTCCATCCACAATGCCCAGATGATGTTCCAGCATTGACTGCGGGGTTTAACCCACTTACACTGGTTGTTCCTGTATCTGTTGCATAGAAGAATTTCCAACTTGTATTATTTTGTAGCCCATCATAATTACCTAACATATACTGATGATCTTGACCCATGGTAAAATTTTCTTCACCGCAATTAGGATGAGGCTTTGATACGTTTCCAATGTTGGTATCATTAGCATTACTCCATCTTCTTAAGTTGTAACCACCATTATATGAACCTTCGTTTCCAGCATAACCTTTTCCAACTTTTGAACTAATTCCTTTTTGTTGTGAATGTGCGCCCCACATTCCACTTGATGTAATTGTTTCCGTTGCAAAACTCATTTTAATACCTGCAGATGACGTCCAACCATATCCAAAGTTTTCATCAGAAAATGCTGAACCACCATCACTACCATCGATCGTTGTTAAATGAAAACCAGTTGCTATTGTTTCTGTACTTAAATCAAATCTTTCAACGACAGTACTACCGCCGGTAAACATATAAGCCATTTCTGTTTCTTTATGCATGGTTCCCAAGTCACTTCTAGCATTGGTAATATTGAATTTTTGATTATGTGTATAGTTTGTGTCATTAGCCATATTAATTGCTGAGGTTCTAACACTATCTACAGTACTCGGTCCTTTAAATGTATTATCTGTATTAACCGACCAAATAAAAAAGATATATTTGCTACAAGCTCCCGATGTATATGATGCTGGATGATCTAACAATTCTCCAATGTGTGTTGTTTGATCTGTAGAGTTAATTGTTTTGTGAACATTTTTCCAAGGGGATGAATCTTTATAACCACCCGCAAGATAAGAAACACTAATTATCTGTCTAAATTTAAAACCAACATTGGCATTTACTTGAGAAGATACCCTAACCCATCCACTATCACTATTACTTAAACCAACATAAACCATTAAAAAACTACCACTAGTTGCTTGTTCTAAATATAAAGAACCAGTTTGCGGACTGCCAGGTCTATTTGCCCGTGTTCCAATTGGTGATTTTATCACACCTTGTGCTTTTAGGGACCCACTAATTTCAATATTTTCGTGTAGCATATCTTATAAATATAAATTTTATGTTCTCCAACCGCAATGGCCTGATGATGTTCCATCATTTACTCCTGGCGCCAAACCACTAGGGTTTACTGTACCAGTATCCGTAGTGTAACCAAATTTCCAACTAGTATTTACCTGTGCACCGTCATAACAACCTAACATATATTGATGATCTTGTCCCATTGTAAAGTTTTCTTCTCCGCAGTTAGGGTGTGGCTTTGCTACATTGCCAATATTTGTTTCTGTGAAAACATTCCATCTTCTTAAATTATAACCTCCGTTATATGTTCCTTCATTTCCCGCATAACCTTTACCCACCTTTGAACTAATACCTTTTTGTTGACCGCTCGCACCCCACTGCTGATTATTTGTGAATGTATCATTTGCGAAGAATAGTTTTGTACCACTTTGTTGTGTCCATCCATAACCATAATTCTCATCTGAAAATCCTGATGCACCAGAAGGGCCACTACCCGTGATTGATGATGTTGTTGTAATGTATGGGACACCTGCTTGATAGTAAACACTATACATTGTCTCGTTTGTTAAATTGAACTTCTCGACCGCAGCAACTCCAGCACCAAATATCCAAGCAAATTCCGTTTCTTGGTGTAAAGTACCACAATCATCTCTCGCGTTTGCTAAATCCCATTTGGTTTGATGAGCGTATGATGTTTCGTTTACCATATTAACACCACTTGTCCATGTTGAATGAATGGTGCTATCTCCTTTAAATGTACCATCGGTATTTGTTGACCATAGAAATAAAATACTTTTACTGCAAGCACCAGATGTATATGATGCTGGGTAATCTAATAATTCACCTAAGTGAACCGTTTGGTCTGTTGAATTTGTTGTTCTATGAACATTCTTCCATGGTGATGCGGATTTATAACCACCAGCTAAGTATGAGTAATTAATAACCTGTCTATATTTAAATCCTGTTCTATCTGTATTTTGTGAACCAACTGGTTCCCAACCACCATCATAATTTGAAGATGCAGTATATGTAACTACAAAGCTACCACTAGTAGATTCTTCCAAATATAATGACCCAATATCAGGACTAGATGGCCTATTTGCTCGTGGCCCTCTTGGTATAATATATTGTCCACTAACATTTAAGGACCCACTAACTTCTACATTTTCTCTTAACATATTATATAATATACGGATTTTATCTTACAACTACAACCCTACCTGATCTAGAAGATGAAAAAGTTATTGTAACCACCGATGTGCTTGTTGTAACAATTGATGATGGCCAGAACATATTATCTGAACTGTCATAAACAAATACTGCCACATCTTTTGTTCCTAAACTATGTGTTACCGTTACTGATGATACACTACTAAATGTTGTTGAGTATGATGAGTTTGAATATGATTTAGCGGTACTTCCACCGATAGTTAATGCGGTGTGGAAATTTGGTATACCACCTCCACTAATTGAAAATATATACCCGGTATTTGTTCCATCATTTTTATAAATGTAAAATGGCGTTGCATCTGTATTAGATCTACCAACTATTTCCCATTTGTTATTTCCCGCAGAGTCTTGGAATTGAATAATGTTACCACTAGTTGAAGCTAACTCTCTTAATTTTAAAACCCGACTATCGGTATCACTGGTAAATATCGCAGCCTTAAATGTAGGTACTGCCGATGTTGCAACTGATTGTCCTATGGATACGGTAACCGAACCTGTTGTTGTGTCAACACCAACACCAGTTCCCGCATTAACCGCAGTTACTTTAGCCGCGGTATATGTTGTTGATATTGAACTACCATTCCAAGTACCACTTGTAATTGTACCAACCGTTGCTAAATTCGATAATGACGTTAATGATGTATTTGAACTTGCTGTAATGTTTGTTGCATTTCCAGTTAATGTACCAACAAAATTACCGGAGTTCATTGTTACCCCCGCACTGTCAACGGTCATTATTTTGGTCCAAGTACCTCCACCCGTTCCGGCTGAGTTGTACCAATGAGTTAAACCACCAGTACTAAGACTATCAATTGCACCATGTGGAACATTATCACCATTTGCATCTGGAGCTCCCCACCAAACCGATGCGGTTGATGTTCCTCTAAAATATACTGTTCTACTCGTATCTGTTGCATTACCACCAAATGAATTACCAAATGTAACACTACCCGCACCAGATGAAAATTTAACAAGATTTGATGTTGCAGTACCACTTCTTAAATAGGTAGAGGTTACTCCCGCAAATGTTGGTGTTGATGTTGTTGCAATACTTTGTGGTAAACTTAATGTAACACCACCAGTATTTGCACTAACCGTTACTTGATTAGTTGTTCCTGTTAAAGATGTCACACCACTATTTGTGACCGTAACGGCACCTGTTGTTGTGTTTACACTTATACCTGTTCCAGCACTAACACTAGTTACTTTTGCATCTGTATATGTTGTTGAAATCGATGAACCATTCCAAACACCGCTATTAATTGTACCCACTGTGGTGATTGCTAGTGCGTTTACTCTTGCTAATGTCTCATCCCCAGTATTGGTTCCTGAAGATGCACCACTATGTGTTCCGCTAAAATTAGCTGCGGTCATATTATAACCAAATGTGGCAACGCCCGTTGTTTGATTTAACGTTAACACGTCAGCCGCAAGTGTTTCACTATAACATATATAATTGTTAGATGTTAAATTTTCTCTTAAACCTATGAACCACTTAGAACTACCCGCAGTTTGATAATATAAACCAACATAATTTGATGTTGCGGGTCTATTAAGATTTAACCCTCCTGTTGAATTATTAATTATTAATGCGGTACTTGTTGTTGCACCTCTACTAGTAACAGTTGATAATGTTTCACTTGTTGCGAGTCCTTGTAATGAACCCGTAAATGCTGTTGACGTAACCGAAGTTAAACCTGCAAGTGATGTTGACGTTCCACCCAATGTTGTTGATGTGGAACCAATTGTAATTGTTTTATTTGAACCTAATTGTGACCCATCTATTTGTGATGAACCACTAATAACACCATCAGCGTTTAATTTTGATTTAACACCGGTGGTAAATGTTGCTGACGATGTGTCAATTGCAATATCGTCAGCGTTTACTGTTATACCATTACCGGCGCCCACATTAATCGTCCGAGTTGCTGAAATATCACCACCTCCCGTTAAACCACTTCCGGCAGTAATTGAAACCGTTGTGTGATCTATATGTTGATTAGCTACATAATTTGTTGTTGCGTTATGATTCACTTGAACGGAACCACTTATAACACCGTCACTATTTAATTTATTTTTAATCGTTGTATTAATAGAACTAGTGAATGAGTTTAATGAACCTGTTGATGTTTCAACATTACCTATTCTTGTAACAGCATTGTTAAATTCTGTTTCTCTTACTAATCTTTGTTCTGAACCTAACTGACCAGCAACCCAATAATCATTCGTTGAATCCCATAATAAAGATCCTGATATTTGACTTGGTGCTGTTGTATCTTTAACTCTTAAACCAGCAAATGTTGCACCACTACCATTCAGATTAATTAAGTTATTATCGACATCAAGTGTTGATGTGTTTACGTTTGTTGTTGTACCCTTAACTAAAAAGTCGCCCCTAACAGTTAAGTTTGAACCTGTTAATTCTATTGCAGTTAATAACGAAGAGGTAAATGTGTTTAAACTACCTGTGGATGTCTCAATTGCGGTTATAGTTGGGCTACTGATAACTTCAGTTACTTTTAATGTACCTGTAACTTCCGTATTTGAATTAATGGATACCTTAGTTCCATTATCAGTGATATTACTATCGTTTAAGTGTTCTATCCCTGTACCTTTAGGTATACGGTTTAATGTAAGATATGGCTCCCCACCAAGATTATTGTAGGTCTCTGGACCCATTAATAAAACAGAAGATGTTACTGAAGCTTGATCTTGGTGAACAAATAACCATTGGTTGTTAACGGAATCAAATAACATTGAGCCTGAAACTTGTGGTGATGAACCACTGTCAATAACAGCTAAACCACCAAATCTTACTGACGGATTAAGTGCGTTAACAGTTATGATGTTATCGGCAATGTTTAATACGGAAGAACTTATATTTTGTATTGATGAAGATCCTCCAACAATTAAATCTTGAGATATATAAAGTGATCCAGTAATTGTTTGATTACCTTGAAATATATTACTACCGGTTGTTGCATAACTTCCGGTTTTTGCTTCAATAGAATCAACCCTGTTTTTTGTGGTTAATGTGGTTGTTGCAACACTAGAACTCAAACTAACTATAGATGAGCTTAATCCTAATGTGGTTGTTGCGACACTAGAACTTAAACTTGTTATTGTGCTCGTTAACCCCGATGTTGTTGTTGCGACACTAGAACTTAAATCATTAGTTGTTGTTGCAATTGAAGAACTAAATGTACTATAACCAGTTGTACTAGCTATATTAACTTGTACCGAACCAGATAAAACACCATCAGAATTTATTTTGTCTTTTATTGTTGTATTAATAGAACTGGTAAATAAATTTAATGAACCGGTGGTTGTTTCAATTGAATCAACTCTATTTTTAATATTGAGAGTTGTTGTTGCAATTGAAGAACTTAAACTTCCGATTGAACTAGATAATGAGGAACTTAATTCTAACGTGGTTGTTGCAACACTAGAACTCAAACTAACTATAGATGAACTTAACCCTGATGTTGTTGTTGAAACCGATGAAGATAAATTTCCAATTGAACTAGATAATGAGGAACTTAATCCTAACGTGGTTGTTGCAACCGAGGAACTTAAATTTTCAATTGAACTAGATAATGAGGAACTTAATCCTGATGTTGTTGTTGCAACGCTAGAACTTAACGAACCAATACTAGAACCTAATCCACTTGTTGTGGTTGCAAGGCTAGAACTCAAGAAATCAACACTAGATGATAACCCGCTTGTTGTTGTTGCGACAGAGCCGGATAATGATCCAATACTTGTTGATATACTTGAGCTAAATGTTGAATATCCTGTTGTGCCCGTGATTAAAACTTGAACACTTCCCGATATAACCGTTTCTGTGTTAAGTTTATTTTTAATTGTTGTATCAATAGAACTAGTAAATGTGTTATATGATGATGTGGAATTTTCAATTGCAAATAACCTACCATCGTTTGATGATGTATATGACTGAAAAGTTGTTTCATCTAATTTACCTGTACCAATTGCTTGACCATTTAATGTAATAGAACCAGTTATATTAACTGAGCCGGTAACGTTATGAGATCCACTAATATCGACGGATCCAGTAACAACCAATGATCCACTAGTTCTTTGAATATTTGTAAAGTTATTTGATCCTGTTGTGGCAAGTGCTGTTGTATCTACGTTAATCAGACCAATATTAGATTGACCATGTAGAAAATCCGAATATACTGTTATAGAATTACCCATCCCAACATGATGGTCACACCAATAATAGAATGTTGCAGCTGTTGCATCGGTAACATCAACCTCAATATAAAAAGGGTCAGAATTGGTTGTTACTCCAGTAGTATATATTGTTCCTCCATTATGTTCCCCGTCGCTAGTTAACGAGAAAAGTAATGGGTGAGTAGCAATGTTATTATAATAAAATCTATATTTGAATCCCTTAATGAAGGATAATCTTGGGGATTTAACTCCGTTTATGTAATATTTCCCACCACCATCTGTTAGGGTCATATCAACAATGTTGTTACTACCTAAGTTTACTTTATTAAGTTTTAATGTCCCTGTAATTTCGGTATTTGAGTTAATTTTTAAGCCATTCGCCGAAGAAATGGATGCGGTGGCGCTTCCATCCGCAATCCGTGTTAAATTGAGACCTGTAACGCCGCTAGAGGGTATGTTTGTTAGATTACTACCATCTCCACCAAATGAACCTGTAAACGAACCCGTTGTATAGGATGAGGTAAACGCCCCAAAACTAGATGTTAGTGTGTAGTTTGCTGCGTGTGATGCTGAAACAGCATTTTGCGATGTTCCCGAAATTGTACCAAATAAGGTTCCTAATACCGTTAAATCGCCTGAAATTTCTCCAGAACCTGATACGGACAGGGAACCCGATATGTGAGGATCAAATATATTCATCTAAATGTGTATTATACATAGATAAATAGTTTGTCCTTTGATTATGGTAATTAAAATATTGGTTTTATAATAGGTTTTAAATTAAAGACCTAGGTTTGTCAATATTAATTCTATATTTCTGGCCATATGGGAACCCAACGTTCTTAACACCATCAATATTAAGGTAATCCACAACCCTTTGAAACCCATTATTATAATATAATTCTTCGTATGATATTGTGAAATAATTTTTATTAATATAATTTTCTTTAATACCTTCTTTTATGTCATAAAGATAATCTAACCCTACGGTTTGTTTTTTTTTCGACTTTTCTTCATAAACCCATGGCCTGTCCCAGTTATTTGTTGCAACAGCGTTTTCCCAGGAGAGTGATTGTTCATCTTCATTTTCTCTATAAAGAATAATGATTTTGTCTGATATATCTAATAAATCGGTATAATTTATTTCTTTTGAATAAATTTCCTTTATTAATAGATGTTCAGTTGTAAATTCCCAGTTTTGGGGTGGTATTTTGTTTTTATACCATTCTGACTTAATATTATACGGTTCATATAATACTGTGAAGTCCTTTCTTATGAAAAACCAATTGGCCAAATTTGTAGATCCACTTCTAGGTTCACATAGTATTGTAATAATCATTTTATATTAATTTATATTCATGTATATGGTTCTTCCCATAATTACTAAACAACTCCTCATTTAATGAAATATCGGCCAACGCTTTAAATGTGAAACAATCAACCGTTCCGTTTTCAAAATTTGTATTAATATAATGATTTGTACAACCATATACACACCCATTTGTAAGTTTAACTTTATACGGGTGGCCACGCATTGCTCTTATAAAATCTTGTAATTCCTCTGAAAAGGTATCAAACTCAGCTTTAGAAATTTCATATATGCCCGTTTTTCCTTGCCAAAATTCAAAAACGGTTTCACCCTTTTTAATATCTCTAATTGCAAAAACACCAACACCATGTACCCCACTTGGTTTAATTCTAGTCATTACACAATTTTTTAAAAAATCATATGGTGTTATATAATTCACAATAATTAAATTAGTTTTTTATTAAATTCACTTTTATTCCCTTTTCGTAATCTTTTATCACTATTGACATCATATATGTCTTCATAATAAGTAATTGGAGTGTTAAGTTTATATGATAATTCATTCAAATCCTTATTCCATTTTATTACATCATTATAACATAAATCAAATAACTTAGGTGGAACCTCTTCGTAATAATATTGATGATTTGAATTGTAATTTTTATTTTTTGAGAAGTAGGTTTGATATGCGTGGGATTCTACACATTGTAATATGTTTTTTCTAGATAATAATATTACCTCATCGAATTCTTTACTTAATTCAAAATTATTTGAGTGATGACATATGATCGTTTTAAGAACAATATTTTTTTCACCATTATATTTAAATCTACCGCTATTATCGAACGGTTCAAATATAGGAGTAAAGCCCTTTTCTTTTGCTAATTTATATAATAATGAAGTT